AGCAAGCAAGCGAATAACCATAAGGACTCGCAAAAATGGAAAAAGGTGTATCAAAAGCAAATGCTAATCGCGCTATAAGGCAAGAGGCTTTACGCGAGTCTCTAAGTGCTGGGGGTCATATTCAGCATGTCGTTGATATATGTGATGAATTAAATGATTTAACTATAGATATGGATGCTATAGCAGTTCAACGTAAAAGGGCTGTAATAGATACTAAGCTAAAGTTGGTTAGCAAATACCTACCTGACGTTAAAAGTGTCGAGATAAAGAATGCCGAGGGTGAGTCATTCAAGACTGATGGTAAGTGGACTGTTGAGTTTATTAATGCCGAGGTACAAGATGCCGACATTAAGGATTAACAAAAAACTTGAGCCATTCCTAACAAAACCCAAGCAGCTTAAAATTGCCATAGGTGGAAGGGGTAGCGGTAAAAGCATTGGTATCGGTGACGCGTTAACATTTAAAATGGCAACAGAGAAAGCTGATATATATTGTTTACGTGAATTCCAAGACTCTATATCAGATTCTGTTCACAGGGTGTTTGAGGGGTCTATTAATGACCGCTTAATGCTTGATGGATGGAATGTACAAGAGAAGCGCATTATATCACCAGAGGGTGCCCAGACAGCTTACAAAGGAGCAGCGAGAAACCCTAACTCCATTCAATCAGCGCAAGGGTATAAATATTCTTGGTTTGAAGAGGCACAGACAATGAGTCAGGCTTCAATTGATAAACTCCTACCTACAATATTACGTAATCCCGGTGCAGAATGTTGGTTTAGTGCTAACCCACAGTCTAGTGCAGATCCATTTAGTCAAAGATTTATCGTGCCGTACCTTAGAGAACTAAATAAACATGGTTATTATGAGGATGACTTACACTTAATTATTGTAGTTAACTGGCGTGATAATCCGTGGTGGAATATTGAGCAGGAAACATTAAGAAAATGGGACTACACTAATCTATCTCGCGCCAAATATGACTGGGTTTGGGAGGGGAAGTTTAACGATGAAGTGGCTGACAGTATAGTCAAGGCTGAGTGGTTTGATGCCTGTATAGATGCACATAAAGTAGATAAACTTAAAGAAGTATTTAAACCATTAGGGGCTAGGATAGCAGCACATGACCCTAGCGATACTGGTAAAGATAACAAGGGTTATGCCATGAGGCACGGCTCTATAGTTCAGCATATCTACGAAAAGAACTCAGGTGAAATAGATGTAGGTTGTGATTGGGCCACCAATTTAGCACGTGAACACAAGGCAGATTGGTTTGTTTGGGATGGTGACGGTATGGGTGCTGGCCTTAAGCGGCAAGTTGCTAACAATCTAGACTCAACTAATACTAAGTATCAAATGTTTAAGGGTTCATTGTCAGGTAAAGGACAAGACCATGCTGAGAAGATGTACCAAAAAGGCTATGGCGATAAGAATAACAACTTAACCAATGCTGAGGTATTTAAGAATAACCGGGCGCAGTATTACATATCATTAGCTGATAGATGTTATAACACTTATCGTTGTGTAGTGAAGGGTGAATATGTTGATCCAGAAGAGATGATATCATTTGATAGTGATGGTATTGAAAGTATTCCAGCATTACGTTCTGAGTTATGTCGTATACCACGTAAAAATAACAGTAATGGTTTACAGCAGCTAATGAATAAGCAAGAGATGAAAAGTCAGGGTATTGATTCGCCGGGTATGGCAGATAGCTTGATGATGCTAATGTTTCAACCTCCAGTTAAAAAGGCAAGGAAAGCATTAAACTATGGTAAGACTAACAACTATTAACTACTTCTTATAAGTTGCTGATGGACTACGACCTGTAGTATTACCAAAAGACCGGGGAGCACTTAACATTTTGAGTGCTATCTCGTTACATGCGGGGCACACTATGGTTAATTCATTGCTATCAATTAAGCGTTCTGTTATGTGACTATTGCCACACTTAAAGTTCCTTAACATTTTCATTTATTTGATTCCTAAATTGACTGATTGGATTAACACTACCCCATATAGTATAATAAGTAAAACAATCTTTTAACTATTGAGTGATTCTTAATGCCAACTAAAATGACAGATAACGAGCTATTAAGTTTAGTTGGCGAGGCAGAACGCCAAGCCGCTATTTTTAGTGGTGATCTAATGAGAGAGAACACCAAATACCTAGAGGCATATCTAGGCGATAAAACTGGTGATTTTGCAGCAATTCCCAATCAATCAAGCGTAGTATCCACCGATATAGCTGATGTTATTGAGTCAGACATGCCGAGCCTAATAAGGGTTTTTCATGGCTCAGGTAATATAATGTCGTTCACTCCAAATACTGAAAATGAAGTGGAAGTGCAAGAGGCTGACGAGAAAACAAAATACGTTAACTGGATTATACGAAGTCAACCAGAAAGTTTTCAGGTAATTCATAATTGGCTTAAAGATGCAGAAATACACAAGAACGGTGTAGTTAAATACTTTATCGAAGAACAAAAGGATGTTGAGGTAGTAGAGTATGAGGGTGTTGATTCAGAAGAATTATCAGCTATCCGTGATAGTTTAGTTGGTTCATCCGTTGATAAGATTAAGGTTGACATTGCCGAACAGGAAGAGGACTTAGAGGCCCAGACTTTTAATATTAAATTCCGAGTAACAACCGAAAGAAAGAAAGTCAATATAATTAATATCCCGCCGGAGTCATTCCTTATTACTCGTAATGCAACAAGCATTGACGAAGCTGAAATGGTTGGTGATAGGGTTAGAAAAACACGTAGTGAATTAATGGCTGATGGTTTTGATAAGGACTTAATATCACGACTACCAACAGTAAGCGATAAAGCTGTACAAGAGTCTAATATTGCAGCGGTAAGAAATAAAGACCAAGGCGGCTCATTAACAGAAAGCACCGTATCTGAATGGGCTAGTGAGTACGTTGAAATATCTGACTTATACATCAAGATTGATTTTGATGGTGACGGTATTGCTGAGCGTAGACATATAATGATAAGTGGTAACGAGGTTCTAGTTAACGAATACTTTAACCATGTCCCTTACGCCTCATTATCTGCTGTGTTAATGCCTCATAAAGCAATTGGCCGTAGTCGCGCTGAAATAACATATCAAACACAGTTACAAAAAACCGCTTTAGTTCGTGGTATGAATGACAATATTTACATGGTAAATAACCCTCGTAATGTTGTTCATAGTGATGTTGATCTAGATGATATGCTAACGGTTAGAACTAACGGTATTGTTAGGCTTGATGAGGACTCACAAATACTACCACAACAAGCTGTATTTCCTTTACAGATACCTTACATTGGTGATAGAACATTACAAGTCATTCAATACGTAGACCAAGCAAGAGCACAAACCTCAGGAACATTATTGGCAAGCCAAGGCTTAAGCGCTGACACTCTTATGGATGAAACAGCAACTCGATTTAATGGTGTCCAAGAGGCTGGCACGGCTAAGATCGAGCTAATGGCACGTAATTATGCCGAGACAGGTTTTAGAAAGCTTTATGAGGGCGTTGCTTGGCTGGTATCGCGTTACCAAGATACTGACACAGAGTTTCGTGTTTTAGGTAAAGCGTTAACGGTTAATCCTAAAAGCTGGAAGTATAAGCACTATATTGAAACGAGTGTAGGATTAGGTGCTGGAGATAATGAAAGTTTAGTTGAGGCAAGACAGGGAATTTACGCTGTACAGCAACAACTTAAAGCACAAGGTTCTATGTTGGTTGATGATGTTGCTATCTATAAAAACTTAACAGGTTTGATGGATGGTGTTGGTTTACGCCAATCAGAGGGATTACTCAATAACCCGGAAGAACCAGCGGAGTTACTCAAGGCTGAAAACGAACAGTTAAACCAGATTGTTTTACAACAGCAAGAGCAGTTACAACAAGTGCAAAATCCATTAGCTGAGGCTGAGCAGATTAAGCAGCAGGCATTCTTGGTTAAAGCACAGAGCGATGCACAGATTAAAGTAGCACAGTTACAATCTGATAATGAACAGTTCCAAGCTAAGTTACAGGCTGATAGTAAGAAAGCTAATGATGATTTAGCACTTAAATTAACCGAGCTTGAACTTAAGGCAGGTCAAGACTTGAATAGTGAGATGCAAGATAATATGCTAGTGTTTGACCCGGCTACTGGGGACTTTGTTTAATGCCAACAGTAAATGTTAAAGGTTATGGTAATGTTAATTTTCCTAATGGCATGGATGTCAATGATATTCGTGACAGTTTACGGAGGAGGTATAGCGACCAGACCAATAGTGATTTACTACAGAGTGCGTCAAAATATGGCGCGCCGATAGGTAATGTTGCGGCACCATATAAACCTAGCTTAATGGAGCGAGCAGGTCAGGGTGTAGCTGATGTATTAAGTGATACTGGCATTATATCTAATAGATATGGTGCACAACAGATAGGTAAGAACGTATCAGCTATTGGCGAGATGTTACCGGGTATCGGTGATGTAGCAGCGGTTGAT